TCGCATAGTAGTATCGGAGACAGCGCAATCGGCCACACTCCCGACATGCGCGTTTACCGGCTTTAGTTATAAAAGCATCAGCTAGACTGTGGCCGTGCTTGCAAAATTCTTGAGCCCGCTGGCGAGCGGCACGAGTGGCATTGGCGACTGTCGCATTGATCCGTCCCTTGACCTGACAATCTCTGACGTTATCGGCCTGCGTTCCAAGAAAGAGATGCTCTGGATTTACGCATGGTGGAAAGTCACATTTGTGTAGGACTTTCTTTCCTAGAGGAATGGCACCCTTGAACAATTCCCACGCAACCCTGTGAGCTACGCGGGCTTTGCTCTGGAAAGAAAATCTGCCATATCCCTCGTGATCTACTGAGGCAAGCCACAAGAAACATCCGGTATTTGGCTCGGGAATGTATTTAGTTTCGAATCTTTCAAGCGTGGTTTTTTCCCATCTTGGCATGTGATCTCCCCTAGCGCTCGCCAGCATAAATTAAATCGGCGTTCATGCCGACGATCTCAGCTTCCGAATCGAAGATTATTTTGAATCTCTGGAGTCGTGCCGTATTGAGCACGTCGAACCACCCGTTGGCCGTAAGCGACGTGGACTTGACCAGCGCCGGCGTGGTGCCGGGGAGCTCCTGAGCCAGCACTTCGAGACGAGCTCCGGGAGTCTCAGGGTAGATCGAGAACTGCGGCTGCACGCGCGTGACGAGGTATTTTGAGTGGCGATCTCCGAGATCGTGCGTGGTGACGTAAGCGGTTAACGGTGAGCCGTTGAATAGCTTTAGGTTGTGATCGATATCGAAGGCGGCGGTCGAGTCGCTGGAGCGCTCGCGGAGGTCGGCATACTTAAAGCCTGTGGGGATCGCGCTGTAGGTTGGGTAGGTGCTCGTGAACTCGCCGTAAGTAAGCGCTCCCACCTGGGCCACACCGAAGATCGGAAACTCGACTTGCAGATCGCCCTTTGACCAGCGGGCCGTTCGAAGGCTGTAGCAGATCCACTTATCGAGCAGATTGGCCGGCGCGGCATTTGATGGAAAGTGCCAGAACACGCAGCTTCGCTTCTGATCCCAACGAGCACAGATCTCGCCGTCGCGGGTCTGATCGAGCGTGGAATAGAACCAATCCTTCAAGTTGTTCTTGATCCGCTGGAGCGATTGACCGTCGAATGAATAGAAGTCATCGATCGCGGGCCAGATGTGCATGTCGAGCACGTTGGCGACCGACTCATGGGACGGAGCGCCGATCTCGTGCGAGATGGGCGGAAACTCCCAGAAAAAGGGCGGGCTCCCGAATGTCCCGTAGTGAAAGCCCTTTCTTTTGTAGAGCGCGATCCCGCGCCGTAGCTGATGCGCTGCGGTGATCGGGCCATCGGTTGCGTAGAGATTTCCCTGAATGGTCTGGGTCGCAACAGAGTTTGTCCAGATCGAATCGGAAAGCGAGGCGTGCCAGATATCGCTATCGGGCTCGATCAAAAAGAGCGCAAACTCGGTGGCCTGCACGATCCCGGCAATCGGCGGATTGCCGCCGAGATTAGTCCATGTTCCCAGAGCGCCACTCTTGACGTAGGGACGATTGACGCCGTTGACCGCAATGATGTCCTGGCCGTAAGTGTCAAAGCGCCAGCGCCGGGGATAAGAGATCGTGAGCGGGGAAACGCCCGTATCGACAAATACTTTGTCCTGGAGCTCGTAGAGATTGTTGGCCGTGCCCGCCAGGGTGAACTGCGTGGAGCGAAGCTTGGTCGAGAACGCTCCGAAACACTGGCTCGGAAGCGGAGAGGTAGTGAACTGTGTGAGCGAGGGATAGGAGCGAAAACCCTTGGGGCTCGGAAAAACATTGTCGCAGTCGAGCAGCACTCCGGGTGTGAGCGGGTCTGCATCGGGAGCAAAGTCCGAGAACTGCGCGGCGTTGGGGATGCGCGGAACGCCGTTGGCTAGATTGCCAGCCATTAGTTACGCCCCTTGAATTTAACCCCGCCCATTTCCCGAATGGATTTACTTGCGAGTGAGCGCTCTTCGACTTCGCGCACAAACTTGTACTTCTCTTCGCGGATAGGATCGGCAATCACCTGCCGACAAATTTCTTCTGCTGTCGCCGCGATGATGAGCGTCTGGGCGTCGGTTGACCAGAACGTCACATCGGCGTCTGACACCGGCGCCGCCGGCGAGGTGTTCATAACGATCTGCAACGGATATCCTGGCCCGCACGGCCAAATTCTGAGCTGCCCGCCAAAGGTCGCCCAGACCGAAGGTAGGCTCTGAAGCGCGTTGGTGAGATTGTCGGCGCTGTTGATCAGCAGATGGTCCTTTCGTTCCATCGGAATCCACACGCCGGATTTCACCTGTACGAATCGTACATCTGCCCACCGAACGGGAAGATCGTAGTAACGCTGCCCGCCGATGGTGGTGATCGAGGTATCGACTATCTCAGAGGAATAGAAAAATTCTTTGCCGTAGTGGAGGCAGCGCTCTTGGATCTGAGTCCGAATCTCATTGGTAAGATCGGTGCGAACGAGTCGCGCTGCAACTTCGTTCTGGAGATCGAGGTATGTGAGATCGCTCATTGAACATAACTCAAGTCACGAGGGGGCCGAAGCCCCCTCAATCCCTGGCCGGGACTATACCTTCGGGTTAATGTCCATCGATCCGACCGGCTCCATCTGACCCACTTCGGATGTCCCGCCTTCGGTGATATCGGCATACGTCCCGCCGGTCATCTTGGCGATATCGACGTGGTATCCCGCGCGGTCTGTCTGAGCCATGCCCTGATCGTCGCCTGAAGCTTTATCTTTAATGTCTGACATTCGGATTCTCCTTTACTCGTTTTTTTCTTCGGGATCCTCTTCGGCCCGCCCCTTGGTGAAGTTGACTTCGGACACGCAGAACACGCGCGTCTTGGCAGCTTCTTCGTCGCGGATCTCTTTGATCTGACGCGCTCGCTCGATCTGATAGTCCTGCATCTGCTTATCGAACGGACTTAGGTGGCGCTCAAGATTGACAATCGCGTTCAGTGCCACATCGCCGTCATCACTGATCGGCTCCGATAAAGCTTCTGCCGGTGTGACCGCCGGCGGCCCAAAGATAAGATCTCTGGTCGGCATAACGTACCTCCTACACGGAGAGAGCGATAGGGCTTGCCGCTCCGACGTACTGATAATCCATGAAGCCGATGATCGTGCCCGTGGCACCCGAGGTGGGCGCGGTCGTACACTTCAAGATCAGATTCTTGTTGGCCGAATACTGCACAGGAAGCGAGGCCAATAATCCTCCGGCCATGCCGGTAGCCGCCGTACCGGAGGCTGTACCGGAAAACTTGCCCGCTGCCTGACCTACTGCTGTCTGGATGGCGATAAACCGTCCTGCGGTATCTTCGTCGCCAAGCGAGAGCGCGAGCCCTGTCGAAGTATCGAGGTCAGTTAGGTCCAGGTAGAAATTGGTAAGAAGCAGCGGCGATCCGGCTGCGGGAATTTTGCACAGCTTACAGGTGTCATTGATAATGAGTACCGGAACCGTCCAGAGAAACTCTCTCCGAAGCACCACGCCGGCGCCGGGAAAATCCGGCATTGGGACATTGTAGTTATCTGAAACATAAGCAGTTGCCATTTAAGTCCTCCTCAGACCGATAGAGCGATGGGGCTTGCCGCTCCAACATAGTGATAATCCATCCATCCCTTGATGGTCCCGGTCGCTCCCGTGGACGGCGCGGTTGTGCACTTAAAGATCAGATTCTTGTTGGCGTTATACTGAACCGGGAGCGCAGTCAGGAGCCCGCCCTGGACTCCGGTGGCTGCGGTTCCCGATCCGGTGCCCACGAATTTTCCGGCAGCTTGACCAACGCCGGTCTGGATCGCCATGAACCTTCCCGCCGTGTCCTCGTCACCGAGCGAGCCGGCAAAGGCCGGGGTCGCTCCGTCCGAGTCGAGATCGGTCACGTCGAGAAAGATATTCGAAACGATCAGCGGCGTACCCAGGCCGGGGATCTTACACAGTTTGCAGGTGTCGTTGACGATGAGCGCCGGGACCGTCCAAATAAATTCCCGGCGCAACACCACTCCGACCCGCGCGATGTTAAACATCGGAACACTGTAATTGTCAGCGACGTATGCAGTTGCCACTTAATCCACCTCCTTCATGTGGGGGCAAATCCCGCCGTAGCGGGCCTTGCCAAGATTGCAGTTGAAACAAAGGAGTTGAAAAGTTTTCGGGAAACCTTCCCGAATGAGACGATAGAGAAGTTGCTGTCCTTGACCGCCAGGCCGCTTGCCAGGCCCGCGAGCCCTCTCCAAGTGACCATCGTTATTAACATGGTCAATCGTAAGAAAGCGCGGGTCAGACTCAGGGCATTTCGGACACTGACACCGACCGCCGTATCCCGAATAAACAAGCTCACGCAGGTAAACCATTCGAGCGCGAACCTGACTATTGATGATCCTGCGGCCTGCTGGTGATTTGAGAAACTCTTTTCGAGCCTCATACTGCTTGCGCCAGCGAGCGCCTGCATACTCAGGATTTCGTCTCCACCAATCGCGATGTCGAGCATTGGTACAGGAGATACAAATTTTTCTGTACCAACCGCGTTCCCGATTGATGCACTCAAACTTTTCGACTGCGAGCGTCTTTTTGCACTTTCGACACTCGCGGCAATTGGGTTCCATGCCGCTGTCATATCCAATTGCCTGTTCATTTGCAATCTCATTTTGTTGCTATACCCAGTGATTACGCTGCCCAACTTGAAATTACAATAGTGGCATAATCCTGCGAAGCGAAACGACTTTTTTTAATCCCGAAAACCATACCTGCGGTTATGCGAAGTTGATTATTGGCATCTAAAAGTTCTTCAACCCATCTTACCCTAAGCGGTTGCCCGCCTGGTCCCGCCTGTCCACCGATCGCCATTGCCGCCGCCTGAGCGCCCACGAACACCGCGCGAGCAACGCTCGTTGTTCCTGTGGCGGCTGCGCCGAGCGAGGTCGGGCCGGCTACCGTGGAGGCCTGGATCGGATCGTAGATCAGGTTTTGCGTGTTGTCGCCGTAGGAGCACCAGGGCTCCTCGTGCATCACGATGCCGTCCTTGAAGCCGATAGCGCCGGTGAAGATCGGGTTGTTGGTGATCTGACCGCCGGTGATGACCGCGCGATAGATGTCTCCCCATTCTCCGGTCGTATAGTTGGTCTTGAGCGCTTTCACCTGGAGCGGGTGCATGAAAAGCACGCCCTTTACTTCCACGCCCTTGATGACAACGGGACGGATCGGGAAGGGAAGCGTGTTACAAAGCGCGACTACTTGAGGGAGTAAAGATGCCGAGAACACGTTTGAGGATCCGAGGTTGGACTCGGCGGCGACGGCGCCTGCGCGAATCCAGTGGGCCGCATCGGGAGCGATAGTTGCCTGCATCCCGGTGTAGTTGACGTTGGTCTGAGCCGTGTTGCCGCAAAGCTGGTTCATCAGCCCTACGTCAAACATCGTTTTCCACCAATTTGCCAACGTGGTCCGGGCCGCATCGCGCATCGAGTAAGGGACGCGCTGTTGCGACATAATGCCCTTTAGGAGCTCGGCCTGACGGAGTTGATTGATGGTGATCGTATCCTGAAGCGCGGTCCATGCGGCTTCCTGGCCGGCAATCGGATTGTCTCCAGCAACGCCGGGACCCACTACGTTCGGGATGAGGTTGTATTTGATGCTATCGCCTGGGCCAACCGCTGTCTCGTCAAAATACTGAACGAAATTAGTGGCCGCGCGGGCGTTTAGGCCGACCGACATCAGCTTGGCTGCTGTGGTCTGGCGGATTGCGTGTTGATAAACTTTCTTTGAGTAGACTACGACGGCGGTCGCGTCTCCAAGAGGTACCACGGTCTCGGCCATAACAATTGTCTCCTGTGCTCAGAATGAGCAGGTAAATTTTTTGGCGACGTTGAGGTAGTCGCTAAAAACAACCGCTACGCGGTAGGTCCGTAGCCAGGGGACTTTTTGAGCGCAGGTCCCGGATGCGAGGACTAAGTTTTAGGTCCTCAGTTCGACCTCTGGTTTTGACGATCACACCAGAAAACGGGGCAAGACGATCAATCTTGCTGATTGAGCACTACACGACTTCCTGTTGGGGCGCAATACCGTGTTTTCTAAGGAGAGCGGCGAAGTCCTTCTCTATCTTGCCGTGCTCGGCCTGCTTCTCCGCGATCTTGGCATTGAGCTCGTCTATCATCTTATGCGCGGAATCTTCCTTTTCCGTGAGCCGTTCATC